GGAGGACTAACAAGTTCCTTTGTTTCTAGTGTTGGATCCCAAGCTCCGGTAGGAGAATTTGCCGCAACTGTTAAAGGAGCACTCAGATCATTAACATCAGCCTCGGGTGATTCTGCTAAATTACCAAGTATCGGTATCAATACATTTAACAGAGCCGGGCTTACAAGTCTTATTAATAACACAATAGGTCCTAATTTAGTACCTAGACCTAATTTATTAGGTTTTATAGACACCGGAGACATACAGAAAGCAATTGGTTTAGAAAGATCAAATCAAGCATTATTGACTGCACGAAACACAGTGTTAACAGCACAACAGGCTTTAGCAACAGCACAGTCAGCATACTCTGTTGCATTAGCAGATGGGTCAGACGCCGCGGCTGTTATAGCCGCTAAAGCGGCATACGACACTGCATATACTGCATACACAACAGCGGTTACAGCATATGAAGCGGCTGAAGAGGCTGCACCTACTGCTCCAAGTACAGGAACTCCGGTAACTGATCCTGCAATCGCTAAGATTAAACAAGCACAAGATCAAGTGAAGAATGCGGCAATAAATGATACAAATCAAGTATATGGCAATAATACTTCAAGTGCGGCTGACACAATAGATCAACAAGAGGCGGTGGCTAACAACGTAGCATTATATAATTATTGGTTTGACTCACAGTTTAATGCATTTGACCCAAGAAATTACGACAGTGTTCATTCTAGTTATGCAAATAGTACGTCTCAATATTCAAGTGGTTTTGAAACGCAAAATATTGTCACCCCGAACGATTTCTCTGGAAAAGGGATAGTTACTAATTTAGATGAGATAACTGGCCTGTCTCTTTCATCAGGGCGCATATGGACCTACACTCTCTCCCCCGGTGGCAAATGGTCCTCGACCGGATTTATCGGTGATAGTTCAGTACCTGGGTCAAGTTTAACGGTAGAAGACGGATGGTCCTACTCGGCCCAGGAGTATAGGGATAGGACATGGACAGCCGCAGATAATTTAACCGCATCAGGATATTGGGTGTTTAACGGAACTCAATTTGTGTGGATGCAAGGTCCGGTTAGTTCAAGTAATCCTTATTTAGATGAATTTAGTTGGTCACCTCCTGCAGATGAAGATGGAGCAAATGTAGAAGAAAACACAGTAGATGCTGTTGTTGGTGAAGATGAAAATCAAACAAATGACGAAGATGCAACTCCTCCTCCAGAAGATGAAAGCGATGATGGCGGTGGTGGTGGAGACCTCGATCAAAATGATCCAAGAGACAACTTTGACAGTGCATAACGGGAATAAATAGTATCATGGCAAAATACATAGGATTTTCTACAAAAAACGCAAATAAGACTAGAACTTATTCCACAACCACTACTCGTTATAATACAGTAGGCGACGGAATAATTCCTCAAGGTGGCATAGTATTTGGAAAAAAGTTTCGTCTTACCGATGCAAGTTTAATTATACAAGATTTTGTTAATGCATTGAATATACGTAAGGGCGAAAAAGTAGGAAAACCTAACTACGGCACAACTCTTTGGGACTTTGTATTTGAACCTAATACTATTGATGTTGTTAATGCAATACAAAACGAAGTTCGTAGAGTAGCATCATTAGATCCTCGTCTTTATGTAAACACAGTTAGTGTATATACCAAAGAAAATGGCATTTTATTAGCAATGCAGTTGTCCGTTGATCCCTTCGTTACTGCCAATGATTTAGCGGTGTTCTTTGACCAAGGCTCAAACACTGCGTACACTGTCTAATAAAAAACTCGGTTTTTCCATAATGATAAATATATTAATACAAGAGAATAACTATGGCTACAAGTTCAAGGCAATCAGGATTATTCGGAGTTAACGACTGGAAAGCAATCTATCAGACGTTTAGAGAAGCAGATTTCAGAAGTTATGACTACGAAACCCTCAGAAAAAGTTTTATAGATTACCTACGTCTATACTATCCAGAGACGTATAATGATTATATTGAATCATCAGAGTTTATTGCTTTGCTTGATGTTATGGCTTTTATGGGTCAAGGTCTTGCATTCAGAAATGATCTTAATACCAGAGAAAACTTTATTGATACTGCTGAACGTAGAGATTCAGTTATTAAACTTGCAGACCTAGTTAGTTATACTCCAAAAAGAAATACATGTGCATCTGGTTATATGAAAATCACTGCACTTAGAACAACAGAAAACGTATCTGACATGAATGGAGCAAGTCTAAGCAACAAAACTGTTGTTTGGAATGATCCGTCAAACACTCAGTGGGTAGATCAATTTAATACTATTTTAAATGCTACTTTAATTGATTCACAAAAAATAGGCAAACCCGGTAATTCATCAGACATAATGGGTGTACAAACATCAGAATATACAATGCGTATTCCTGAAGGAAGTTTGCCAATCGTGCCCTTTACGTCAGTGGTCGATGCACAATCAATGAACTTTGAGTTAGTAAGTGCAACATCAATAAACGAAGATTATGTATACGAAATACCACCTAGCCCTAATGGTATGTTTAACGTTTTACTAAGAAACGATGGTTTAGGATATGGAAGTCCAAACACAGGCTTTATGTTTTATTTTAAACAAGGCACCTTGCAAACTAACGATTTTACATTTCAGCAGGCTATAGCAAACGAAACACAAGACATTGATATTCCTGGCATCAATCAAACTGATACTTGGTTATATCAATTAAACTCGGACACTACTAGGACGTTGTGGAAACAAGTTGATAATGTTTATTCGGATGCATACTTGCAAACAGAATCATCAAACAAAAATATATTTTCTGTAAATTCACGTACTAATGACCAAGTAACTTATGTATTTGGCGATGGTGTATTTTCAAAAATACCTGTTGGTAATTTTAGAGCATATGTAAGATCAAGCAATGCAATGACATATCAAATTGATCCTTCTGAAATGAACGGTATTTCAGTTACAATGACATACATTAGCAGAAAAGGTAGACGAGAAACATTAACTGTTTCATTGACGTTACCTCTTACAGTGTCTAATGCACAGGCTAGAGAGTCTTTAGATTCTATTAAGCAACGTGCCCCAACAAGATACTATACTCAAAATAGAATGGTAAACGGAGAAGATTACACTAACTTCCCTTATACGCTGTATAATTCTATTATTAAATCTAAAGCAGTAAACAGAAGTTCTATTGGTGTTTCTAAAAATTTAGATTTATTAGATCCAACAGGAAAATATTCTAGTACAAATTCTTTTGGTGCTGACGGAGCACTATATCAATCTGATACTGACGGATTCCTCACATTACAAGTACAAAACACAAGTGACATCATTCAGTTTTTTACAGACGATTTAGCCTCTGTTTTAGCACTGAATAGAGCGACACAATATTATATTCAAAATTACCCTAGATATGCATATCCAGGCACAGGTGATCCTGCATTATATTGGAAAGTAAGTTCGGTTGATTCTACACATGAAACCGGTTACTTATATTCACTTACCGGAGAAGTAGAAAATCCGGCGCCGTTAGGTACATTTACAACAACAAATGCAAAATATGTTACTGCTGGTTCAATATTAAAATTCACTGCACCAACTGGGTATTATTTTACTAGCGAAAATAGATTAAAAGTAGGAGTGCCAGGACCCGGCGACTCTACATATATTTGGTCAACTGTATTAAACATTGTTGACGATGGTAATAACAACGGTCAAGGAACATTCGCAAACGGACAAGGCCCAGTTACATTAAATGGTTATGTACCTGACGGCGTAATACTGTCACAAATTATTCCAGTATTTGACAATTCGTTATCACCTCAGATTATACAAGAATGTATTTTAAAAATAGAATTACAACAAGATTTTACTTTAGTATTCAATAATTCTAAATTAATAAACCAAGAACGCTGGTCGATTAGTACATTTACTGATCCAAACTATTTTGTCAAGTTTACAAGTTTAGGTAACAACAGATACACTGTAACATACAAATCACTTACCTATTATTTTGGTAGTGCAGACGACATTCGTTTTACGTTTAGTCCAAATGAACTGGTATACGATCCGTTTACTGGAAAAATTATACAAGATTTTGTTAGTGTATTAGGTATTAATCCACAATTTGGTTCTACCAATGCATTAGGTGCAGACACTAAAGTTAATATTTTAGGACAAACTGTTGAAAGCGACGGTTATGTAAATGATTTCCAAGTTGAAGTTGCGGCAACAGATGTAAACAACCGGCAGTTAATTTTAGATCCTGATTTCTTTAACGACATCACAGGTTATGTTAATAACGGTGCTAATATAGGTGTGTATGTATTCTTTAGAACCATAACTGACCCTGTCAATTTGACAAGAGAAATTATTGTTCCTAGTTCAGACATTGTTTATAATTTTGCAACAAAGAGTCAAATCGAAGTTGTAAAATATGAGTACCCTGAAGGAGAATTATTCTATGCGTATACAGAAAATAAATTCTATCAAACAGTACAAGATCCTACTGTAGTAACACCTTTTTATGTGTTAGTAGAACAAACAGACTATTCAGTTAAGCCAGGAAGACAAGGCTTATCGTTCCAATATCGACACAATGCAAATAACACAACACGCATTGATCCTGCTACTACTAATATTATTGATATGTATTTGGTAACTAATGCTTATTACACAGACTACCAAAATTGGATCAAAGACACTACGAATACTGTTAAAAAACCAACAGAGCCAACTCTTAGTCAATTGAGTGCAGAATATCCACAGATACAAGATTATAAAATGTTATCAGATTCAGTGATATTAAATAGTGTCACGTTTAAACCTTTGTTTGGTGCTAAGGCAGATCCTTCTTTACAAGCAACTATAAAAGTAGTAAAAGCAACAAACACCAATGCAAGTAATAGTGAGATTAGAAGTGCAGTGTTAACGGCTATGGACTCATATTTTGATATTAATTATTGGAATTTTGGAGACACGTTCTTTTTCTCTGAATTGAGTGCATATTTACATGAAGAATTAGGTGAGTATTTAAGTTCAGTAGTGTTAGTTCCAAACGATCCAGAATCACAATTTGGGGACTTGTATGAAATCAAATGCAAACCGTACGAAATATTTGCTAATGCGGCAACTACTAATGACATTGTTGTTGTGGCAGCCTTAACGCCAGAAACACTAAAGTCTTAAAGGTATGTAAATGAGTCATAGAATTAGAACACTTGAGTTTCTACCAGAAATATTCAAAACTCCCTCAAACGCAGAGTTTTTGGGTGCAACCCTTGACCAATTAGTTAACCCACCAAAAAATGAAACACTGCAAGGTTATGTGGGTAGCAAATTTGGTTACGGTGTCAATGCAAAAGATTTCTATGTAACAGAGCCTACAAAAACAAGAACAGATTATCAATTAGCCCCGGGCGTTGCTTTTTTAAAAAATAATCAATCTGTCGCACAAGACTTTGTAACGTATCCTGGAATCATTGATGCGTTAAAATTAAAAGGCTCAGTAACACTTGACAATTCTAAATTATTTCAGAGCGAATTTTATTCATGGGATTCGTTTACTAATTTAGATAAATTAATTAATTTCAATGAATACTATTGGATACCAGAAGGTCCTCCTGTTGTTACTGTAGCAAGTGCTACAGTGTTTGCAGAAACCGATTACATTGTATCAGATTTACCTCAAGCATATAATATTCGACCATCAGGCGCGGCATCAGGATCTCTCAACCCTACAATCACATTACTACGTGGCGGAACATACAGATTTGCAGTTAACCAAGAAACAGGCTTTTGGATTCAAGGTGTACCCGGAGTAACTGGATACGATGGCAATCAATATACAAGAGATATATTAGGCGTATCTAATAACGGTGCTAATCAAGGCTACGTAACATTTACTGTACCTAGTCGTTCGGCACAAGATCAATTTGTTTTCCCAGGTAACAACACCGTCGATGTTGTAACAAACGAACTGTTTGAAAACATAAACGGAAAATTGTTATCTGAGATTGGGGGCATTGATGGAGTAACATCACTAGACGGTTTAACAGTGATGTTTTATGATACAGAAGATCCAGATGAAATAGGTTATGTACAGGCATTTTTTGATGAGAACGGTGCAAACTATGATGTAAACTTAGTATCTCCTGAAATTGTAGCACCAGTAACACTATCAATTGATCAAACAACAACGTCACAACTAGTATTAGCATCAGGCGATACTTCAGGCTTAATTGAAAACCAAACAGTTACTTTTACTCAGCCAGACGGTCTACCGTTGTTAGGTGGATTAAGTGTAGACAAAATTTATTATGTAAAAGATATTATATCTTCAACTACATTTACTATTAGTGAAACTTTAGGTGGCATTACGTTACCACTACTTGCTGGCACAGGCGAAATGGTAGCAAATGTAAATGAAGGATTGTTTGAAGAAGGTTTTTACTCGGCAGTATCAGAAAACTTTTATACTATTACATATGTAGGAGATCCTACAGATCCAACAATTAGATTAATACCGTCAGGAGTTATTCCTACAGAAGAAAAAATTACTGTAATATACGGTACAGAATATATTGGTTTAGATTTTTATAGAAGTGCAGACGGTATTATTTTACAAATTCCATACTTGTCAGCGTTACTAGATACATTGTATTATCAGGATGGAGTTAATCCAAATAAAGTTGGTGTTATTAGATTAATTGAAAGCAATTTAACAAACACACTAAACGTCAACGAAGACATTTTAGGACAACAAACATTTACATCAACAAACGGAGTAGTATTTACTAACGGATTAAAAGTACAGTTTGACGGAGATGTAGTTCCTTCTAGTTATTTGAATGGGGAATATTATGTAGAGGGAGTAGGTACAAGTATTGAACTTGTTCCTGTTAATAAATTATTGTGTCCAGAAGATTTTACTGGCGCCAATTATATTCCATACGATACTCTTCCATATTCGATTGGTAATTTTGATACAGAACTTTTTATACCCGTCGATCCTGATTACATTACTATTGCTAGAAACTCTATTAATAATAATGCTTGGTCTAGATCAAACAGATGGTTCCATATAGAAGTTATTAATGCTACAGCACAGTATAACGAAGACCCAACTATTATTACAACGTATGCTACTGGAACAAACAAAGCAAAACGTCCTATCATTGAGTTTTATCCAAACTTAAAACTTTTTAATTCTGGTGCGGCTTCTAAAAATCCAGTAGACTTTATCGACACAAGAACAACCAATGCATTTACAAAAGTAGCAAATCAACAGTCTTATTATCCAGACGTTGAAACGTACACGGATTATACTGCTACAATTAGTGCAGTGACTTCTAATACTACAACTACGATTACTGTACCAACGTCAAATGTATATACTGCATTTCAAGTTGGAATGTATATCACAGACTCAACAAATGTTTTACCAACAAATACACAAATCGACAGTATTGATATAGTTGGTAGCAATACTATATTAGAAGTTTCTTGGGCTAGTCCAGCAACTTTTGCAGAAACAATAAATTCATCTATTGTAGGTAGTGACACCACAGTAGATCAATATGCATTATTCCCAGGCGCAAGAATTGTTTTTGCTGCCGATACTAACATTAGCGTTAGAAATAAAATTTGGATAGTAGGATTTTCAAAATTATCTACCGGTGGACCAACAGTTATAACATTGACTGAATCAGAAGATAGTCCAGTTGAAGAAAATGATCAAACCGTATCACTAAGAGGATACAATTATCAGGGTTCAACTTTTTGGTTTGATGGTCAGTACTGGTCAGAAGCACAACAAAAACTAACTGTTAACCAAGCACCGTTGTTTGATGTATTTGATAACAACGGTATTTCATTCGGTGATGCTGACTATTATCAAGGTACATCATTTATAGGCAATAAATTATTTGCATATGGAATTGGTACAGGCGCAAACGACACTGTATTAGGTTTCCCTCTTAGTTATTCTAATATAGACAATGTGGGTGATATTAGTTTTGACGTAGCACTGAACAGTCAAAGTTTTTCTTATGTAACAGGCACCGAGCCGATAGAACAAAAAGTTAATACTGGTTACGTGTACGACTACACAACCAATGCAGACTTTACAAGAGAATTGGGTTGGCAAACAGCAGTTGCCCCCTCAGTTCAATATCAAATATTTGAACTAGAATATACAAAAGGGACCACAGCCCAGTTCACTTGTGATATTGCTGTTTTACCTGAAGATCCAGACAATACTGCCAAATGGCCTAGAATACAAGTTTATATAAACAACGTCTTTGTGTTGCCAACAGATTATGTTGTTACTAGTACAGATAAGACTACGGTTGTCACCTTAAACACAGCACCTGTTGACGATACACCTATTCAAATTTTACTATTAAGTGATCAAGTTAGTGACACTGCATATTATGGCATACCTATTAACTTGAATAACAATCCATTTAATGGAGATTTAACCACAGTTAATATCGGTGACGTAAGATCACAATATCAAAACATTTTTGTAAATGCACCAAGCATTGAAGGTGCAATTTTTGGATCTAATAATTATAGAGATTTAGGAAATCTTGTACCATATGGTACTAAGATTATTCAAAACTCTGCCTCACTTGTGTTACCAGGCACGTTCTCACGCAAATCAGAGCATAATATTTTTGATGCATTGCAATTTAATAGTGAGTCATATGTACAATACAAACAACTTTTAGTTAAGACTGCATCAGACATTGATTGGGAACAGCGATTTTCTGCATCCTATATACTGGATCAAACATTAGACGCAGTAACATCTGCTAAATCAGAAATTGATCCTTTCTTCTGGAGTGATATGATGCCCTCTCAAGCACCATATCAATCAAACAACTATACGTTTGCTAATGCTTTACAAGAATCAGTTTATCCTTTAACAAAAATTTATAATTTTGAAACTGCAAACTATAGCGGTGTATTGGTATATCTTACCAGAACGGTTCAAGGTACTCAGGTAACTACACAACTAATTAAAGACAGAGACTATACAGTTTCTACAACTTCTCCATCATTAAATGTAACTGTATTGTTACAGCCAAATGATGTAATTACGATCAAAGAATACAATCAAACATATGGTTCATATGTTCCAAACACTCCAACTAAGTTGGGATTGTATCCTAAGTTTATACCACAAGTAATATTAGCAACAAACTATTCAACACCCGTTTATGTTATTCAAGGACACGATGGTTCGTATACAACCCTCTATGGAGACTACAGCGAAGAATATGGCTTAACTGATTTTAGAGATCAGTTGATGCTTGAATTTGAACAAAGAATTTATAACAACATTAAACTTTCTAGCGAAGTTCCTATTAACGAATACGAAATTATGCCTGGCTTCTTTAGAGAAGGCACATATTCTAACGAAGACTTCTTAAAAATGTATTCACCTATGTTTTTGAACTGGGCAGGATCAAACAGAATTAATTATAAAACACAACAAGGATATTCTTCTACAAATCAGTTTAGTTATAACTATACAGCCGCAGGTAATAAACTAACAAACACTCCTGTGTATCAAGGCTATTGGAGAGGATTATACAAATACTTCTATGATTCATTCCAGCCAAATACTGCACCATGGGAAATGTTAGGTTTTGCTAATATGCCTGATTGGTGGACAGATCGTTACGGACCTGCACCATATACAAGCAACAATGATATTTTATGGGCAGACTTAGAAGCAGGTTATATTTGGAACAACGGTGACCCAATTACTGATGAAAAGGTTGCTCGTCCTGGTTTAAGTAAAATCATACCAGTAGACGCACAAGGCAACCTACGTTCTCCCATGGACGCAATTATTGGACAATACAATTCTAATACATTTAGACGAGATTGGAAAGTGGGTGACGTTGCATCAGCAGAATTATCTTATCGTAGAAGTTCTACTTGGCCTTTTGATTTAATAAAACTTTTTGCATTGACTAAACCTGCTCAATTGTTTAATTTAGCAGTTGATTTAGACAATTACAAATATAATACAGAATTTAAACAATATCTTGTAGACAACAGAACTCATTTAATTATTAATGATATTCAAGTATATGGTTCTGGAACACCAAAAACAAGTTACTTAAACTGGATTGTTGATTATGAAAAAGTAAGAGGTGTAGATGCAACTACATCACTTACTGATCTATTCAATAACTTAGATGTTAGATTGATTTATCGTCTTGCTGGCTATAGTGATAAAACACTATTAAAATTCTTTGTAGAAAAAGGCACACCTAACTCTAATAACGCATCCTTGTTAATTCCAGATGAAAGTTATGCTGTGTTGTTACACGATAATCAACCAGAAGATACAATCAAATATTCCGCTGTTGTTTTACAAATTACAAATGACGGTTGGAGAGTATACGGCAATTCACAAAGCCAAGCATTTTTTGTAATTGATAAACCAGTTAACAATGGAAATAATAGACAAATTACAGTAGATGAAATTACTGTAAAAATACCTAATGAATTTACTACAAGTGAAACACAAGAAACTCTAGTCCCATACGGCACAATATTCTACACGCCACAAGAAGTTGCAACTTTCTTAGCAGGTTATTCAAGTTATTTAAGACGCAAAGGCATGGTGTTTGATGAAATCGACTCCGGTGTTGAAATTAACTGGGACTTTATTACTAAAGAGTTTTTATATTGGTCACAAACAGGCTGGGAAAACGGGTCAATTATTACTTTGAACCCTGCGGCTCAAAATTTAAAAATTAATAGAGAAAGTCAGATTGTTCAGCCATTAACAGTTTCACAGAATAACTTTATATTAAACCAAAATTTATACCCTATAAAAACAAATGATTTGGCAATTACACGTTTAGATACTGAGTTTAATGTTAAAACATTAAATTCAGGTGATGCTATGTCTTACCTACAAGTTAACTTAAGTAACTTTGAACACGGTATTGTTTTTGATAACGTAACCGTCTTTAATGATGTCATTTATAATTTAATTACTGGCTTAAGGCAAAATCGTATCTATATGCGTGGAGTTAAAACCGCAGAGTGGAACGGAACAATGTTTGCTTCTGGATTTATTTTAAATCAGGACAACATCGAACCCTGGGCTGTTGGCAAAAAGTATGCCAAAGGAATGATTGTTACTTACAAAAACAAATACTGGACGGCATTAAAAACAATTCAGCCAGCATCTAAGTTCCAAGAAACAGAATGGCTTGTTACAGATTATGATGAAATACAAAAAGGTTTGTTGCCGAATTCATCAACACGTTCATATGAACAAACACTGTATTACAACACTAATACAGCAAACTTAGAACAAGATGCAGATCAATTATCGTTTTCATTGATTGGTTATAGACCAAGAGATTATCTTGCTCTTGTAGATTTGACTGACATTACACAAGTTAACGTTTACAAAAACTTAATTAAAAACAAAGGAACACCTAATGCTGTTTCTGCATTCAAAGGTGCAAATTTACCACAGGGTGGTATAGACTATGATGTTTATGAAAACTGGGCTATTCTATCTGGACAGTTTGGTGGTACCTTAAATAGCAACTTTGTTGACTTTAAAGTTAATCAATCTAAGTTAACAGGAAACCCCGGCATCGTTAGCATAACAAACGGAACACCCACACCAGGCGCCATGCAAGAAGTTTCTATTCATAATTTGTATAATTATGCAAGACCTGTTACTGACCCTAATGTCTTGTTAACAACAAATAGTAGTTATGCAGATAGTTTATATCCAACTGCAGGTTATGTGAACTATGATGATGTACGAATGGCATCATACACTTATGCTGGACTAAGAAGGGCAAGAAACTCAAAGGATCTTGGTGTACCTATTAGGGCCTTTTATGTTAGAGATTATGCCTGGATAGCAAATTTCAAAGAAAAGTGGAGAGTGTTTACGTGGAAACCTGTTTCCAGAGTTACAGGCGCACAATTCTTAGGAGAAAAAGTAACACAGATTAGATTTGAAGATAGACACAATCTTAAGAAACTTGACACAATTTGTTTTATAAATGTTAGCCCTGAGATTGATGGTTATTATGTAGCCATCGCTATAGTAGATGCTTTCACAATCAATATTAACCTTACATTAAGAGACGCACAACCTGTACAGGTTACTAATTCTGGATTGGGCCTTACATTTATTAGTCAGCGTGTAGCAAAACCATCTAATATTCCAGATACAGATTTACTTGAAGCAGAATTTACTAAAAACACAGTTTGGGTAGACGAAGGTGAAAACGGAGACTGGGCAGTTTATAGAAAGTCTATTAACTATACACAACTAAACGAACTAGATAGAGCAGACGGCATCTCATTTGGTAGTGCTGTTGCGTACGGCCCAAGAATGGGATACTTAATCGGCGATGCTGACGTTGGAAAAGTTTATCGTTATGGTTACAATGAAACAACAAATAATTTTGATGAAGACACAGGTAGTCTGTTAACAGGTGGTATATCTTTTGGTACAAGTTTATCAGCATCAGACAATATGTATATTGTTTCAGAGCCAACAGGTACACCTAACTTACACATTTACACGTTAAACAATACAGTTCTAACAGATGATATTGTAGAATATCAACCTGCTATTTCTGTGCCAAGTGGTGTAGGTACAGACGTTGTTATATCAAAAGATAAAAATTGGATTTTTGCAGGTTATCCATCAGATAATAAAGTTTATATCTACCGCAAACAAAGAATTCCTTTTGAAGCAGGCTTCTTTGTTGTAGGACAAACATATGAAATTACTGAAGTAGGTGACACTGATTGGGAATCGATCGGTGCTGTTGAAGGAAAAACAGGTATTACGTTTATTGCTACTGGAGTTGGTTCAGGTACAGGTATTGCGAATCAAGTAACTTACAACACTACACCAATTATAATTGATGGTGCAACGCAGGGAGCAGTAGCAGGTGATAACTTTGGTTTCTCTGTTTCTACAGACTACAACGGTGACACTCTTGCAGTAGGAGCACCTTACAAAACAGGAACAAGTAATTTAACTAACTTTGGTAATGGTTATATCTATCAGCGGTTGATTCAAAATATAGAATCACAATACACTAATGGAGAAGATCAGTACCAACAGTTCCCAATTGCATTTACACCTACTGTAACAAGTAGTTCAGCAACAGTGGTTGCATCAAATTATATTACACTAGCGTCAACTACTGGCATGAACGTCAATGATCCTGTTGTATTTGATGGCGCTGATTTCGGAGATTCAGGGATATCTTCATCAACAGTTTATTACATTGAAGATATAGTTGGTAATACAATATCGTTAAAGACAACTCGTTCTACAACGACCCCTGTGACGCTCACAGATACGCCTAGCGTAACGTTTACTGCATATGTGCAGTCAGAAGCAATTACAGCAAAAGTAAATGGCACTATAGTAAATGACAATAATTATGCTGTTTTAGGAACTAATCTTAGATATTACTCTATATTAAGAGCGGGCGACATACTTACAGTAGAAAGCAACGAGTTTCAGTGGGCACAAACAGTTGACGCTCCTAACACAAACAGAGTTGGTATACAGTTTGGTTACGACACTGCTATAACGAATTCAGCAAACGAAATATTATTTGGTGCTCCTGGAGAAATTGTCGAAAACGGTGAAGAAACAATCGATGGCGCAGTACACAGATACACTGACGCCGGAGCAAAATATGGTTCAGTAGTAGGCACCGAAGAATGTTCTTTAACAACAAGTCGGGTGTTATTAATTAACGGCTATCGCATACCATTGGCAGGAGGCAGTAACGCACAGCAAGTTGCAACACAAATTAACAACAACGGAATTACAAACATTACAGCATCGGCTAGTGATAATAAATTAATATTGTCAACAATATCACCTGGCTTAAGTGTAATCAATGAAAAACTAAAACTACAACAAACTGATGATGAGTTGTTTGCAGAATTAGGTATTAGTTTATATACAGAAACGCAAACAATTTTACCTCCCCATGGTAAATCCAGAACACTGTTTGGAAGCACAATTAAATTTAATGACCGTGACTCTGTAGTTATTTCTGCACCTGCAAGCACAAGATATTTAGGTACAACGTTTGATTTTGTTGATGATGAAAATTTACATAACGACACAGTGTTTGATAATAATGCAACAAGATTCGTAGATGATTATCCAAACGCTGGCGCCGTATATATGTTTGATTATCTTGCCAATTATAATGGTAGTTTAGCAGATCCAGGACAGTTTGTGTATGCACAACATTGTAACTCACTTGACGAAAACTATGGATATCAGCCATATTATGGAACAGCATTAGACTTTAACGATAATCAAGTAGTTATCGGAACACCTAATTATTCTTACACAGACATATCAGGACAGATTAATGTCTATAGAAATAGCACTGGTCTTAAAGACTGGGGAATTTACAGAGAATCTGCTCCTATCGTTGACATTGAAAAAATTCAAAACGTTCAGTTATATAGTGCAGAAACAAATAATACACTAGTCAATTTTGATTATCCAGATCCAATGCAAAATAAATTATTGGGTGCTATTAGACAAAACTTAGATTATGTTAGCAATATAGATCCTGCAACATATAATTCTGACGGCGGCAGAGTAAGAAGTTCTGGTATGACTTGGGGTGTTAATCAAGTTGGCCAAATGTGGTTCGACACATCTAAAGTACGCTGGATGAACTATCATCAAAATGATGTAACTTATAACAGTAGATATTGGGGTAGAGTTTTTCCTGGATCTGACGTTTATGTTTGTACTTGGATTGAAAGCAATGTTCCACCAGACGGTTACACAGGAAGAGGAACACCTAAAGATATTACTCAATATGTTATAGAATCAAAGTTAAATGCATCAGGTGTTGTTACGCCA